AAGAAGGAGGTCTGTCATAGTTTGTAGCAGGTGTCCAGACAGAACCCGCAACCTTATCACTATTCAACCATTCACGAACCGCAGACTCCTTATAATTGTTAGAACCGTAGCACATTCTCTGACCACTGTTCAGAGTTGTCAGTTCCGTACCGCCTGTACCTTCCGTTGGCTTTACAGTCTCAATAACTGTAGTGCTTGTCGGACTTGCATAAGTCTTAATATCGTATTTCAGCGGGTCTTGATCCCAAGCACCGTTCCATACAATCTGACCACCCTTCGGAACTGCTTTCGTGAGAGTAAACTGGTAAGTCTTGCCATTGCCCATACCTCCACTCCAACCGTTCTTAGGAGTTACATGATATATACCTGCGGCAAGTTCCTCTTCTGCATAATACATAGCAGCCGGAGCATTGAACTGTACGAAGTCAAATACTTCATGAAGCTGTAAAGTCATGCTGTGAGTGAACTGCTTGTCTGCCGGGGTATCAATGTCAAAACCGATGATATCCCACACCAGAGTTGTGCTACCTCTCTGACAGGTCAACTGATCTCCCACCGCAAATACCTTGCTTGCCAGTCCCTTACGAACAAGTGCCTGCACATCACTCCAAGATGTAGGTTTCAGGCTGCCACCCTGTCCGGTTGCAATCGCAGCAAGGAACTGGTTCATAGTGTCCATCTTCTCTGCGAACGTATCGTCAGAGAGAAAACCAAACTGATTGCTCATTGTCTTATCCTCCTTTATCCTGTAACAACTTCGTCATACTCAAATACGGGCTTACCACCAATCACCTTGATTGCACCCTGATAGGTTTTCCCAGTATCATCGTTGACGATCATCATAGTAGCTGCCGCTTTCAATGCAGAATCGGTAGCAGTGTTGCAATCTGTGATTGCCTTTGAAGTGTCCTGCTGACGCTTTGTTTCTGCCTGAACTCTTGCAGTCTCAGCAGCCACCCTCTTAGACTCTGCATCGACTCTACCCTTCTCTGCGGTAACTCGTTTGCTTTCAACATCCACTCTGGAATTTTCGGCAGAAACACGACTCTTCTCTGCCGAAACTCTACCGTTCTCAGCAGTGACACGTTTTGCTTCTGCATCCTTGATAGCCTGCACATCTGCGATAAGCTGAATCAAGATACCATAATCGTCATCCTTCTCAATCTCAGAGTCATCCGGTGCTGCCGCTTCCTGAACTTCCAGTTCAAAGAGCGTGGTACTCAGTACCGTCTTGTTTGCCGTGATGATGGAAATATCACACTTTACAGTACCGTCAAGCTGCAACATCCAGTATGTCAGCGGAACAGTTACCGTACCGTCTGCATTGACTGTACCCTCAAAGGTTTTTGCTACTTCATCCTCACGTCTTGCATTGATGACTGCGGTATATGCAGATTCCACTTTAATACGCTCACCACTATCCAGAAGAGTCACCTTCAAGAAACGGGACTGCTTATCGTACTGCTTTGCTACAATCGCAGCAAAACGGTTAAGCTGAGACACATCTACCTCAATCTCTTTAATAATCGTTGCCATTATCCTTCACCTCCCTTAAAATCCCAACTTCTCCAATACCTCTCTCATAGAAACCTGCGTACCGTCTTGCTTCACAATCGTTACATCCTCACGGAACAGTGCTTTGAAAGCACAGTCCAGAGTATTATCCATCGTTGCTTTCTGCCCGAACGCTACGCCACGTCCTCCATGTAGGAAGTGCATCAGATAAATTGCTGTAGAAACATAATCTATGTAAGTAACCGTACTGAAAGCATCTTTCAGAACGTACCTCACATCATAAGAAAACTCAGTGTCCAATTCCCCGCCAAGAACATTGCTTCCCGGCTTAATAGTCTTTTTGTTCAACCATTCTGAGGTATCGGTTTTCTTGTACTCTGCTGTGATTGTAATACTGTTAAGTCCGGTACAGGAGGAATACTCCACGGCACTCTGACTGAGAAAATAAGTTCCGTCATTGTCCATCTCACCCGTTTTGTTGCATCGGTCACTCTCAATCAGAGTGAATTTTGGAATATCATACGGAAGCACATTCACGGTTGCTGTCTTAGAACAAGTTCTTCCACGGCTGTCCGTGATCGTTACCTCACATTCCAGAGAACCACTATTTATGATTCTGTTGATCTGTGGCAGGCTTGATGCACTGTAGGTCTGCTCTGTATACTGTGTGTCCAGTCTCAGCTTAATACGCTTGACTGTAGCACCCTGACTGGCAGCACAGGTGATAGCCGATACTCTGATACCACTCTGATTCTGAACAAACACTTTATTCCAACTAGCGGGGACTGGTGTGTTTGTTTTGTCTGCCAGAGTGACACTGCTGATTGTCGGTAGGAAGGTGTCAGACACAATGCAATTAAAGGTTGCAGAGATTGTCGTATAGACTTTCGTACCATAACTGATCTGGACAGTAACTTTACCTCCACCGTATGCCTGTGAGGAATCACTGATTGCATCAAGCCAAGATACGGGTATGACATAACTTGTGCTATAGACATTCTTCACGGTCTTTGAATAGCTGTGATTTCCAAGACTCCATGTAACTTTCAGTGATCCGTCTACGGACTTTGTGCCAAGGTAGTTACTAAACTCTGCGATTGAAGATGCACTACCATCAATCGTAATTTCATCAGCACTAACCGTAGTTGGTGCATTTTCAATGTCATACATGGAAAAAGTATCTTCGTAGGTTTGTTTACCGTCATAAAAAGATAACGTGAAAAATGGCTTGCTCACAGTAAATGTGGAAGAAGTTGCTTTTGTCACCATCATGACTCCTGTACTCGTTTTGTCAGTTTTGTTTTTAGTCCATGACAAATTTAACTGAGAACCGTCTATCTTCACCTTGATCGGACAAGACTTACTGTTGTTCCACCCTGACCATACATACGATCCGGTTTCCGAACCTTTACTTGCTTCCCAGATAAAATAAATCTTCGTGGTATCACCGCTTACAGAACCTTTTGCAACCACATAGCAACCTATGTCATTTACAAAATCTTTACTTGTTGCACTCATTCCTCATTCACCCCTTCCATTTGAAAAATGTTATCTTCATCTACTACCGGAACATACTTGCTTGCCCTTCGTGGAATTTTCATAACGCTTACAATGCTTGCATTGTCGGTTTTCTCAACGGCTCTCCATTTCACACCCATTCCATACTCTGTAGAGATAAAATCGAAGTAACCACCGTCAGCCGCAGCACCCACGGACAATCTGTCCATTGCTTCTACGGCATTGATATGCAGCTTGTTATACTGGATGAAAGCAACCTCAGAACCGTCCTGCAAGAATCCCATCCTCTCATTGCCAATATTAATCGAATACTGCTGCTTCTCTCCGTTGACCTTCTTACCAATCTCCAAACCATCCTCACTGAAACCAAAGTAGGTTTGAAGCTGCTCACGGTAACTGTTCACCTCGTTACCTTGTTCAGTAATACGATCAGTCAGAGAGTTTACCGACATATTAAAGCCCTTCGATGTTTCTTCCAGTTTGGTGCTATACTCAGTCGTAATCTCTTGATGTACGCTGTCGGTATAATCTTTTGCCTGAGCCAGTCGATCATCAATCTTTGCATTGGTAGTATCAGTAACGGTCTTGACACTCTCAACAACCTCAGTACGGATCGTTCCACCTGTATTTGCGATCAGAGTTTTTGTCTCTTCGGTTGTACTATAATCTGTCAACTTTTCGTCAACGGTTTCTTCCATTTCCGTTGTGACACTTTGCTTATACTCAGCTGATAACTTCTCAGCGGTAACACACTCTGCATCCAGATATTCAGTAGAAATCTTGTAAGCTGCCAACATATTGTAGATAGCATTACCATCTTTACTGAATCCGTATTTCCATACAGGGTTTCCATCATTCCAACTCTTTGTCCAAGCAAAACCGTTTGCCTTGAAGGTGTAAATGATGTTACTGCTTTCAAGAGTCTCACCGTCACAGAAGTAATAAACCTGTGTTCCGTCATCCTGCGGAATCGTTACGATGTTCAGACCCAAGCTGTTGCTCAAAAGTCTGTTCAATTCAAGCTGTGCCTGTTCTTTCGCAGTCATAGCCTTATCCAGATTTTCTCTCAGCTTTTCCAGAATGGTTGCTTGCTGTTTGGTAAGACCGCCACCCTGAGAGTATTTTTGCTTCTGGGTTGTCTCACCCTTACCTGCAACACTGGTACTGAGATTCATCCCGAACGTCACATTCGTAATGATGGTGTCATGCACCTCACCTTTTGCATCTTCATAATGAATCATGTCCATAGGATAGATATACGGTGCAGACTTAATAGTGGCTGTGTATGGTCTGTAAGAAAATCCCTTCAAGGAAACATACAGGGTATCAAGTACCACCTGCACATTATCCTGTAGCAGACCGTTACTGGATAAATCCAAGCAATAATCATCCGTCCCGGCAATGTACTCTGTGTTTGCAGCATCCTTGAAGTAAATACCTGTAATGGCTACATCGTTCTCCTGCATATCACTGTTGTATCTTTCGGAAGGACTGATTGTAAGATCAGTCTGCTCATACCATTTCAATTCCAGATTGCCGTCATAGTTCATGAAAGCACACGTTCCGGTCAGTGCCGCACACCACTGTAGCAATGTTCGGTAGGTTAAATCCTGTCCTTCCGGGTACGCTGTAATCTGGTAATCTTTGTTCGGCAATCGGGTAATGTCTGTTGCTAACGTCACACCACAAATGGTGCAAATCTTATTCAGCAGATCAGCTACCGTCATAGGGAATGACAGCTTGCTTATGTCCACTGTCTTATCGAACAGGATCATCCTGTCAAGTGCTGAAATTGTGATAGTGGACAATGCCCGTGGCGGTTCATCAATCGTAAAGTAGCCACATGGAATCCAGTGGATCACTGCATTTTCCCATCGGTGTGCATCCCATTTCTTGATACCGATTTTCACAAATACCTCTGCACCTTCAAAAACGGTATTGTCATACTTACCGTCATCATTTTTCAATTTGAGTGTGAGTTCCGCAGCTACCGCAGAACCCACCTCAATTTTTGAGTTCGACACACTGTAGCGGTCTATACTCAAACTTCCCTGAACGATCTCATTCTCAGCAACCGAAAAGGACTCATTCACACCGTTTACGGTAATGTCAGCAACCTGTATGTAGTTTTTATTGAAGAGGTTCTTGACCTCCTGTGATACCTTATACATTAGTGCTTACCTGACCTTTCTATTGCGTTGAATGAAACGCTGCTCCATATTCCCTTGCGGGAATTGTAAAGCTGTGCAGGCTTATCACCTGTGTAAAATTCGCTTGTCCGGTACTTGCCAAGTTTGGCATCCAGATAACAAATCTCCACATACTCAGGATCAAATGCCTGAATGATAGCGGCAGCATCCTCAATGGACACATTCTGCCATTCCATCTCCAACTTCACACACTGACCGATTCGTTTCTTATCCATGTTCGTATCTTCGGTTCGTCCTGCATCACTGGCTGAAATATCATTCAGTGAATATTTATAACCGGAAGGGCACTTGACAGCCTTACCGTTCACGGATCGTATCGGATTGTAGTCAGCCATAATACCCCTCCTTTACGTTGTTACCGGGATGATGGTTTTACCATCCCTCTGATTCTTACGGTTCATAGCTTTTGTGAAAGAGTCTGTAGTGATCTCAGCGGTGAAATCCTTACTTGCGATCTGCCGTAACAGTTCGTTTTGCTCTTTCAGAAGTTCATTCTGACGGGCAGTAGCGTCATACATACCCTCACGAACTCCATCAGCAATAGAATCCTGACTTCCACCTGTAAGCCCTGCTCTCACCTTGTAAGCCAGAGTGTCCATCCACTCCGTATGATTCTCCAAAGGAAGAACTGCTTCACGTCCTGCTTCACCGCCGCCTAGCATGGTGTTACCCATCATGCCGAACAACTGTGCCCCTTCCAAGATACCTCCGGTCTTATACCAAGACACAGAGAAGTGAGGGATGGATGGTGGGTTCAAACTAAAGTTACCGTAGATACTAAAGTGCGGAAGTTTGATAGAAGGTAAACTCCAATGGAAATTGAAGAAAGACTTCATACGGTCAATGCCATCCTTGACGGCATTTTTCGCACTGTTGATCTTATCGGAAATCGTAGTCTTAATATTCTGGAAGCTACTGCTTGCATTGCTTTTCAAGGTACTCCAAGAACTTCTCAGGCTGCTGTTCAGCGTACTCCATGTAGAACTTGTATTGCTCTTAATCTCATTCCACTTCGTAGAAATGGTAGATTTCAGAGTAGACCAAGTAGAACTTGCCGTACTCTTCACACCAGACCATGTAGTACCCAGACTTGACTTGATTCCAGACCATACAGTAGAGGTGTTCGTTTTCACGTTGCCCCAAGCTGTAGAAATGGTAGACTTCAAATTCGTCCAAGTAGTTCCTGCTGTAGTTTTCACGTTCGTCCAAGTGGTACTCAGGTTGGACTTGATATTGCTCCAAACTGTAGAAGTATTAGACTTCACGTTAGACCATGCAGTGCTGATAGACGTTTTGATGTTCGTCCAAGTGGTACTTGCCGTGGTCTTAACATTCTGCCAAGTATTCCCCAGAGTGGTCTTGATGTTCTCCCAAGTCTGACTTGTGTTTGTCTTGATCTCACTCCATTTCTGAGAAATGGTAGTTTTCAATCCCGACCAAGTTTCAGAAGCTTTAGTCTTAATACCGCCCCAGATTCCAGAGATTGTAGAGGAAATTTTACCCCAGATATCCCCGGCAGTGGTTTTGATATTCTCCCAAGCACCAGAGAGAACGGACTTGATCTGACCCCATTTTTCAGAAGCCGTAGACTTGATCTTGTCCCAAGCATCAGAAATCTTATCTTTGATTCCGATAAGGAAATCTCCGATAAAGGAAAGAACATTTCCAATGCCATCCTTGATACCCTTTAGTAAGCCCTCTACGATATATCCACCCTGTTCAGCCATAACGGTTGAAGGACTGTGAATACCAAACGCAGACTTGAAGCCATCAATGAACGGCTTGAATACATTGTCATAAATCCAAGTGCCAATACTCTTGACACCTTCAACGATACCTTTACAGATACCCTTTACCCAGTCGATACCCGTTTTCTTCGTACCGTCATCATTCGTGAGGTACTTCTGGAAATATCCGGTGATATCCTTCCAGATATCAGATACGATAGTAGCAATAAAACTTACTGCTGCACCCATAGCAGTACCAAGTAGTTTGAAGAAAGACTGTGCCAGAGAAGCAAAGTCAATACCTGCAATACAATCCTTAGTGTTCTGCCACAGTGCGTGTGCTGCACCACTCCAATCAATCCCGGCAATCCATTCCTGCATCTCATTGAAAGCACCCCGGAGGAAATCTCCGAAACTCTTTCCAACCAGTTTCCAATTCAGACCTCCAAGTGCCCCTCTCAGGAAATCCAGACCCGCTGTAAATCCCCGGACAAGCAATCGTCCGACAAAGGTAAAATCTATCTCACTCAATGCTGAATTAAGGAACTCAGCTACATGATTACCTAGATTCTTAAAGTCAGCCGTTTTCAAGAACCAGTATGCTGTCTGCACAGCACCGTTGATTCCATATCCAACCTTCTTACCGAAGCCCGCCCAGTCAATACTATCCACGATCTCATTGAATTTATTGCCAAGGATCGTACCAAGTTCTTTCCAGTCACCTGCTTCAAATGCTTCTTTCAGCTTGTCAGCAAATTCGCTGATAGAGTTGTCAATCGGTAATTCCTCAAACATCGAACCATAGTCCGGTGTAGAAGCACCACCGCCACCACCTCCACCTCCACCGCTACCAGAACTGTCCTTATTCTTGTCACCAAGAATGTTCAGTTCATCGAAACCAAGGGTGTATCTCTTGATTTCATCAGCGGCTTTCTTTGCTGCCTTAGAAGCTGTGCCTGCGGCATCCTTCGCTGCACCACCGTAGGTAGCTGCAACCTTCTTAGCTGCCGTGTAGGTCTTAGAACCTGTGAGTCTTGCAAACAACTGATTCAGAATGTTGAACAGTGCTACAACCTTACCGATCACAAAATCAATCGCAGGTGCAAGAGCGTTAATCAAAGGTGCTACCATAGCACCCATGCTGTTCTTCAAATACTGTGCGTTCGTAGCAAGAGAGTTCATGCTATTCGCAAAAGTACCGCCCATCAAAGCACTGTAGTTGTACAGATTATTGATACCGTCCTTGAAGCACTGCGTAAGCTGAGACATTGCGAAACGGATCATTCTGTATAATGCAATACGCTTGATAGAAGAAAGGAAACTTCCTAAAGCACTTGTCGCATTGTGTACCTTAGAAGTAAAGGCGTTCCCAAGGGAAGAAGTAACTTGCTTCATTCCTGCCGCCAGTTTAGAACCAAGGTTTGTTGCAACCGCTTTGATGGTTCTTCCGAAAGCACCCAGAATACCGCCAGACTTCTTGAACTCTGAGTACATAGTCCTGAGACTTCCAAGTGCCTGTCCAATCTTATGAGGTAGGCTTCCAATCTGCTGCCCTACATAAGAGATACCTGTTAGACCACCGATCTCACCGATGACCTTCTTGACACCAGACAGTGTCGTTCGTGCCATACCTGCGGATCGTGTCACTTCCTGTAGCTGACTGTCAGCATGACTCATGCCATTATCAGCACCGCCAGTATTGCTCACGTCCTCAGTCTGTGTACCGCTATGGGACGTTGATCTTCCAGACGAAGCAGGCTCAGTGTTAATGTCTGCCGGGTTCGGTGTTCCCGATCCTGTACCGCCTGTGTTCACCTGCGGAACACGGACATTCTGTAGACCCTGCATACCCTGTAAGGCTCTGCTCATGCTTTCCATACGATCAATGTCGGACTGACTGATACTCTTCATTGCATTTCCGATTTCAGAGATTCTCTTCGGTACAGATGCAGGAATCTTGATATTACCTGCTTTGTTAAGAGATTCCATTGCTTTACCAAGGCTTTCCAGTTTGTCTGTATGCAGTCCACTCAACGCCTGATTCAGTTTTTCAAGCTGCTTAATAGAACCGTTCAGATTCGTACCACCCTTGATAGCAGATTTCAGATTCTTAAAGCTGTTTGCCAGTTTATCAATACCGTCAGCACCCTTATCAGATTTTGCTTCTACTTGAAATTCAAGACCTTCAATCTCAACACTCATTGTCTATTTCCCCTCCTTCCCTCTGTTTTTCTTCAAATCGTTTATTAAATTCAACCATCCATGCTCTCATAGCATCCTTGCCGTTCTTCATCTTCTGCTGATTCTGACGTTCCTCAGTTTCCTTGATAGCTTCTATCGTGATAGGGATAGGCTCTTTCATGTATGGGAACGGCTCATGTTTCTCACTCAGAGGATTGAATACCGGGGAAGCATCAACTAATGCTTCATAGATATACATACCCTGCATCCAGTGGTTGAAGTTCTGTCTGTCTAAATCTCTTTTGTGCTTATCCCGGTAGAACTTAACCATTGCTGCATCCCCATCCCAGTAATCGTGATAGGTCATACCGATGGATAAGTAATACCCGCACTCTTCCTCAAATCTTTCCGTGTAACGAAAAGAGGACGGACGGTTGTTATCACGCCCGTCCCCGTCATTGTCGGTGGACTCCCCCGTTACCACGAAGTCACCCACTCCACGTTTCCCGTCTTTTCATCCGGTTCGTCCATCAGAGACATAATCGGTTCGTTGTACATCTCTGCAAGTTTACCGATAAGACTCTCTTTGTCGGGCATACCCGCAAAAATCTTATCAATATCCTCCTGCTTCACGAACCTGTGATGTGCCTTAAAAGCACCTGCAAACAAAGCAGGAAGAAGAGTCATCGGACGCTTTTCAATGTCATCCGCAACAAACCCTTCCGCTTCCATCTGCTGAATAGTACGTCTGGTGTATTCCAGTGTGTAGTCCTTACCTTCGTAGGAAAAAATAATCTGTTTAGCCATTGCTCTTATCTCCTTTAATTCTTAAAATTAACTGTTCTTACTCTTCCTTGATGACCGTAGACGGTGCAATCGTGATAGACATACCGACTACCTCATTGACCTTACCGCCAGTCACATGAACGGAAAGCTGACCGTCAAAGGAAAACTTACCGTCAGTACCAGTAGGGGTCACAGTACCGTCCTCATTGTCAGTACCGCCAAACCATACGGCGTAACCGTCAGTCTTACCTTCCAGTTTCTTTAACGCCTTGTACGCTGTATGATCGTAGTTCGCCGGGAACTTCAAACCTTCGTTTCCAAGAATACCAAGGATGTAGGTTTTCATACGATCAGAAGTTGTGGTTGTTTCCAGAAGTTCCGGGTCAGAACCCAGATCAGGGAACTCCGTAATGTCCACAAGTTTCTCATAGGTAGACTCTTCCTTTTTGTGCATAAGAAAGGTCTTAAATGTACTAATAGCCATTGCTCTTTACCTCCTGTAAAAATTTTCACCGTCCGTTGCTGCTGAGTAACGGGCAATGATTCTGTATATGGTTGCGTCCTCCAAGTTCGGGACTGGTGTAAATGCCAACCGCCTGAAATTCATGGAGAACATCTTTTCATCAATAGCTTTTGCTATGGATTTACATTCCGTTTTCTTACCCTCAGACTTGTTTGAGTACACATTGATCTCAAACATTACAAGGGACATAGCTTCCTTACCGCTTGTGTCCTGCTTGTCAGCAATCGTGCTGTTATCACTCTGAGTAATACTCACATGAGGGAAAGAAGAAGGGGTCTTTGTATATTCGCCCGCTACGTTGATTCCCGGAAACTCTTCACGAAGCATCCTAACAATACGGGTATAGACCTCATTTTCACAATCAATCATCTTCGATACACCCTCCTTGCTATTTCCTCAAACTTTTCTTCCAGTTCACGAACTGTATAATACATACTCATGTTTGCAGGATTACCATAGGTATGAATTTCTCCTGCGTGTTTCCCGGTGGCTATCACCTCACCGTTTGTACCGGGATCACCCTGATATCTCCATCCTTTTTCAAGCCGTCCTAAGTGGTGTCCGTAACCGCCATGCTCAAAACCGAACTTCCCTGCTTCCGGGTGGGAATCAGGATATTTCACACCTGTACCGAACTCAATGAAAAGAACGGAACTGCCTATAGCCACTACAGCAGCTTTATTCTCTCCCCTGCTTTCAACCGATACCGAAACGTCATTCGTACCATCGTAGGTAGCTGACTGAAACTTTGCTCTTGAAATCTGCATCCCTTCATCGGCAAGGGCTTTTACAAATTCCTGCGTCTTTTCTTTCAGCCACTTCTTATAGTCCTCTAATTCCTTTATCGCATTGTCTATGCTCTGTTCGGTAAGCTGAACTTTGATAACCTTGTTACTCATGAGACTTTCACCTTCGATACTGCATAAGAGATCGTGTTAAGAGACTTCGCAACCCGTTTCACGGTATAGTCGAAAGCAGGCTTACCCTGCCGATAACCCGGCTTACTGTCCACAAACAGGACTGTGTTTTCGTCTATCGGACAACTCATGTCATCCGTAATCAGAACCTTGTCATAACTGTCCAAGTTACCGAACATATTCACCTGTGCATACCCTGTAGCGTGTGACACACTGCACATCAGCTTCACAGGTCTTTCATACAGAACCCTGTATTCACTTGTCTCATTCCCATCTTCATCAAGAAGAGGTTCTTTTCCCTTATACAGACAGTAGTAGATTGCCGTCTGATTCCGTTTCATCAGTCTCATTACAGCACCCCCGCTACTGGTGTAATTGCTCTAAGGAGAGAAGGTGGGATATCTCCGTCCTCATAAGTACGAGACACTCCGTTCTCACTGTGGCTTACTTCACCCTCTGCTCCACGTTTATTTATCATGTACGCTGCAATCTCTACATGGACTGCATCATATTTCATCGGTACTTTGCTGACATTCGCATACGGATATGCTCTTTGCAGTACCACCTTCTCAGCAAGACTGAGGTAAGTGGACAGTACGTCTTTGTCCTCTTCGTCAGTCATACTTTTCAGCATCTTCAACTTCATGTCGGTAGTCATACCGCCCACCTCCTTTACTCTTTACTGATTAAGCAGTTGCCTTTCCGATATCCGCAGCGTTAGCCACATAAACAGAACGGCTGTATGCAGGCTTCTCAAAGGTAGTAGAAATACCTGTGAACTTACCGTGATACCATTCAGCACCATGATCCAGACCGATCTGACCGAAAAGCTGATACTTCTCACCTGCACCAGTCTTAGCAAGCTGTTCAAGGAAGAAGTTACCCTTACCCGGAACAGGCTGATATACAGGTGCAAGCACATCAAGGTTCAGAAGCAGTGCTGTACCCGCAGGTAAACACTCACCCAGATGCAGATAAACAACACCGATCGGAGTTACCACACTGGAAAGAGAGATACCATTGATCTCACGGGCAGCAGGTACGATAGTAAGACCATTCTGAACAGCATCAGCATTGATCTGGAACAGCGTCACAGCGTCACACCAAAGAACAAGTCCCTCAGTAGGGGCGTTCGCACCATAAATCTTCTTAACCATGTCTGCAATATCCCAGAGTCCCAGAGGTTTCTTATTCATTGCCATAGTGTTAGAAGTAATTGCCGGGATCAGACCTCTGGTCTGGTTGGCATCGTCATCACTGGTTGCCTTGTGGTAAACACCGTTGATAAAAGTGTACTCGATATCACGGTTCACCTTCTGAATCTTAGCTGCAACCTGAAAATCCAGTTCGGAAATCGGGTTCGCCTGCTGATTCGCAACGTTGATACCGGAAAGAGTACCCATGTTGCTCTGCTTACCGTAAGAGATACCTACAGACTCCTGAAAAATCTGAGTCACGTTAGTTTTCTGCTCACGGGTAGTAACAGAAGCGTCCGGTGCAGTAAGAGACTGATTCTCAGTAATCTTCGGCTGAGAACCGTTACCACCGGAACTGTATTCCTGACCTGTCACGAACTCTACATGATTGGTAGTTTTGGCTTTAGAGCCGATAATAGAACTAAGCGGGGTTTTAACATTACCCTTGTTAAAAAGCATACCGGAGTAGTTCAGGACTCCGAAGCTAGTTGCAAATACGTCTGCCATTGTTCATTCACTCCTTTATTATTCTGTCTGATCGGCAGCGTCCTGTGCTGCCAGACGTGTATAGTAGGCAACTGCGGTCAAATCTCCGCTTGCCTGTGCTTCTTCGATTTTCTTCTGATAGTCCATGCCACCAGTATTCTCAGAACCCGCAGCAGGTCTGGGAGTACCCTTCATCTTTTTGGCAAGAATATCTTTCTCACGGGCTTCAAGGTATTTAGTCTGATTCGCCATAACCTTGTCCATGTCACCATCTACCATTGCTGTAGCAGTGTCATCAGCAAGTTTTTCATCATAGCCCATAGCCAGAAGTTTTGCTTTCTTTTCTGACAGTGCCATAGAACGTTTGAGGTCTGCGTTCTCCTGTGTCAGCTTATCCATCGTTGCTTTCTGTTCAGCGGCAGCAGCTTCATCCTCACTCTGCTTACCTCTCAACTGTTTCTTGTAGTCAGCAGCTTCCGAATTGGCTTTAGAAAGCTGTGCTTTCAGGCGGTTCACTTCCGCTTCATTGTCTTTCGCTCCTGCACCCGCACTCTGCAATGCAGTGGAAATCTCTTCCTCAGTCATACCTTCCTTATAGGCATCCCCAAGCAAATCACTTAAATAACTCATAATAGTCCTCCTTGCGTTTGTAGGTGTTCCCTCACCATGATTTCCGTTTTATCCTCTTGTCTGAGTTTGCGTTTTGTAGGTGTTCCCTCACCATGTATGTAAAGGAAGCAGATCACTCTTCCTCTGCATCAATGTGTAGTTCCACGGTGCATCGGCAGTTCACATTGTTCTCAGCTTTTGTAAACCCTCCGGGGTAAGCTGCATGATCTCCGTCAAATGTCCAGAACTCTTCGTCCA